CTACAAAGGACGGACAACCACCACAGTGACTGCGGAGGGGCCGGAGCCGGACGTGGCGGTGGAGTATGTACAAGATACAAATGTTGTGATTGCTGAATTAAAAAAACTAATAGAAGGAATACAGAATGTTGAGTCCTAATTATCTCCAGCATATAGCTGATGGTTCCGAAGAAATAGCCTCCCAGCTTCATACATACATTATCCGTCAGATAATAGACCGCATGATGATACGCATAGGCCGCGGCGATGATTACCTGCTCACCTCCTCTGACCGATGGCGAATACAGATATTGCAGGATGCAGGATATCTGCTGGAGGACATAACGGCAGAGTTATCCAAAATCACTAATCGACAGGAAAAAGAAATCAAGGCCGCAATGGAAGAAGCTGGAGTCAAGGCCCTGGAATACGACCATAAAATATATGAGGCTGCTGGTTTGTCTCCAACACCGCTTACACAATCTCCGCAGCTTATTAGGCTAATGGAACGAAACATGAATGCCACTATGGGGGAATGGGAAAACTATACCAGAACCACCGCAGAAGCCGCACAGAGGCTTTTTATAAACGCATGTGATAATGCATACCACCTTGTATCTTCTGGGGCTGTATCGTACACACAGGCTGTCAAAGAGGCAGTTAATAATGTGGTATCGGGCGGAGTGATAGTACACTATCCTTCGGGCCATAAAGACACCATAGAAACTGCCACAGCGCGCGCAGTACGCACCGGAGTAGCCCAGGCCACGGGAGATATCTCTATTAAGCGTATGGAAGAAATGGATTGGGATATCATACTGGTGTCGGCGCACATCGGGGCCAGAACCGGGGATGGAGGGCAGAATCCAGGAAATCATTTATGGTGGCAAGGGCAGTTTTACAGCAGGACTGGAAAGGATAAGCGCTTTCCTCCATTTTCCCAGACTGGATACGGAACTGGTGAAGGGTTATGTGGATGGAACTGCCGTCATTCCTTCGGAAGCGGTGATGGGGTAAACAATCCATACAAAGACATCCAAACCGCAGACAATTACAAGGTTGAGCAGCTGGAGAAGCGGCAGCGAACGCTTGAACGGCGCATCAGAAAGGCAAAACGCGAGGTCATGGGGATGCAGGAGGCCGTGGATAAATGCAAGGACGAATCAGTTAAATTTGATATGAAGTTAGACCTTGACCACAAGTCGTATCTGTTACAGCGGCAGAATAAGGCATATAACGAATTTTGCAAAGAGAACGACTTACGCACCCAGCAAGAACGGCTACAGATTGCCAGATGGAACCGGGAGCAGGCGGCAAAGGCCAGGGGAGCAGCGCGGCGGTATCAGAATGCGAAAGGAAAAGAAGAATGAGCAGATGGAAATTATTCAACCCTAATCCACGCAATCAGCGTGTGGGGGATTGCCCCATCCGGGCTATAACAAAAGCCCTTGACAGCGACTGGGAAACGGTATTTGCTGGTGTAACTGTCTGCGCCTGTGCTTTATCTGATATGCCATCTGCAAACCATGTATGGGGGTCCTACCTACGTCAAAATGGGTTTAAACGGTACATAGTGGATGACCACGGACAAGATGTATACACGGTCGAGGACTTTTGCCAGGATAATCCTATAGGAACGTACATCTTAGCAATTACAGGGCATGTGGTGTGTGTGCAGGATGGTTATTACTGGGATACATGGGACAGCGGTCAAGAAATACCAATATACTACTGGGAAAGGCGATAATTTATGGAAACATTAAACTCTATTATGGTTGTATGCGGTTGGCTTATTACTCTTGGAGGCGCAGGAGCCGTAATATACAAATTGTTGCATCCGGCATTTAAGCTAAAAAATCGAGTTGATAAATTAGAAATAAATGTGGAAAATGATTATAAATCTATCAAAGAAATAAGAGATATGCAATCTCTTTTATGCCAAGGAATGATAGCATTAATTGATAATCGTATAACCGGTAACAACATAGAGGGTTTAAAAAAAACCAAAGAAGCTATGATAAAGCATTTGTCAGAAGGTATTTAAGGAGCGTTGCGTTGAAGGTATATGACTTTACAGTGCCAGAACTAAACTATTTTCGTACATATTGTAACTTTACGGATGAAGAACGGGCACTGTTTGAGTACCGGGCCAAGAACTATCCTTTGGAGTATTGCGCTGAATTAATGAATGTAAGTGTATCCACAGCAAAGAGATTGAGCAGAAAAGTAAACAACAAAATAATCCGATTATGTTGATACTTGCGTGATACTTTTATAAGTCTTTGACGACCTGTCAAGGGCTTATTTTTTATGGGATAATTGGATTATAAAAGAACGGAGGGGATATAATGCCGCAATCATTTATCAATCCAAACTATCTGAATACATATCCAAACGCATATCCGTATCAACCGCAGATGCAACCACCTATGGACCGATTGCAGCAGCTACAGGCACCATACCAAATGCCGCAACAGACGCAGGTTTCACAGGTCCCGCAGACCAACCAGGGAATATTATGGGTGCAGGGTGAAGCCGGGGCAAAGTCGTATTTAGTAGCTCCAAGCACATCCATATTACTGATGGATAGCGAAAATGAGTACTTTTATATTAAAACAACAGATGCAGCAGGTATGCCAACACTCCGCACTTTTGAATATAAAGAGATTGTTAATGGACGGAAAAAGGAATCTACATCGGCTGAAAATCTGGATGAAAAGTATGTTACCAGAAATGAGTATCAGGATTTAAAGGCAAAATATGATGAATTATATGGACTTTTAGAAACCAGTACAGCACCAACAGGAAAGGGGAAGTAATATATGAATCCATTATTTAACATGTTAGGTGGAATGGGTGGAGGTAGCCCAATGGGAGGAATGATTCCTGGGATGGGCGGAGGAAACAACCCCATGCAGATGATACAGAAATTTATGGAGTTTAAAAACAATTTCAAGGGAAACCCTCAAGAAGAAGTACAGAAGATGCTACAGTCCGGCCAGATAACTCAGCGGCAATTAGACCAGGCCCAGCAAATGGCCCGGCAGTTTCAGCAGATGCTTAATGGCATGAAAAAATAGTACATAAATCAATGCGCATGATTTTGTAAATATATTTTAAAGGAGTAGACAATTATGGATTCAAGCTATAGTTTAGCAGACATTGCCGCCGCTACAGGAGGAACAAACCGCAACAATGATGGCTTTGGAGATGGCGGCGCATGGTGGATTATTATACTGTTCTTATTTGTTTTCTGTGGCTGGGGCAATGGAAACGGCTTTGGAAACAATGGAGCAGGAGGTGCAGGATTGCAGGGATTAGCAACACGTGCAGACATCAATGAGGGATTTGCCCTCAACGGAATCGAAAATGGTATAAGGGGTATTCAGCAGGGCATTTGTGATAGCACGTATGCGCTGAACAACACCATTACCAGCGGTTTCAGCGGAGTGGACCGTAGCTTATGCCAGATGGGCTATCAGCTCCATGATTGCTGCTGCCAGACACAGCGCGCAATTGATGGTGTAAATTATAACCTGGCTACACAGTCATGCGATACCAGAAACACCATTCAGACCGCAACTAGGGATATTCTGGACAACAACAACAGCAATACAAGAGCTATTCTTGACTTCTTAACTCAGGATAAGATTTCTACCTTACAGGCGGAGAATCAAACCCTTAGATTCCAGGCAAGCCAGACTGCCCAGAACGGATTTATTGATGCAGTTGGTAACTCAATCGTTGCACAGCTTCGTCAGCCGCAGCCCGTACCGGCTTATACGGTTCCAGCGCCATATCCATATGCCTCTAACTGTGGTTGTGGATGCAATACTGGATGCGGGTGCTAATGAGAAACGAACAGTTTTACGATAATCTTGCTCTGTATGCAACTGCATTGCAAATGATAAATTTGCTTTTGATTGTTGGTGATGTGTCAAATAATGATATTATGGAAGCATTGCAACAGGAGAATAAGGAATACATGGAAAAGATTATCGACCAAAACAACCGCATATTGCGTATCTTGTCCGAAAAGGACATGTCTACTGAACAGTAGTATTACACACATGGAAGGGTAGGCACAGGCTTGCCCTTCTGTGCATATAAGGAGGATTTTATTATGGCAGATTTTGTAACTGCTGGAACACAGACTGTTGAAGTCAATGCAAGCGTTCTGTTTGCAGCAAACCGGATATATTCTTGCAATTGTCCAAATATAAGGCATGAGGCACTCTCTGGTAGGGTAGTTTTGCTTCCTGGCCTGTACCGCGTAGGATTTAACGGAAACTTTTCCACAGCCGCAGCAGGTGACGTTATTTTTGAAGTACAGCAGGACGGCGAAGGCATTCCCGGTGCAAGAATCCAGAACACAGTTGCCGCCGGCGCAACAATCAATGGAGCGGCAACTGTAGAAGTAAGGGTGTGCAAACCATGTTGTGCTACCCTATCAGTAAAAAACGTTGGAGCCACAGCAGCGACAGTATCAGACGCTAACCTTGTTGTTAGCAGAATAGGTTAAGGGGGTAATGCTATGAGCTATAAGATGATGCAGAATATCCATGAAGAACTGGATAAGATTGCGGAAAAGGGCCTGAACACTAGCAACCTTGAAACCGCATACAAACTGATAGACATGTGGAAAGACATGGAGAACGTGGAGTACTGGAAGTGCAAAAAAGAGTACTACAATCAGGTAATGGACGAAATGGACGGTGGAGAATACAGCGAAGCGCGCCGCAAGCGCGACAGCATGGGACGTTATAGCCGTGCTGATGGAATGTCGCAGGACTATGATAATGACAGCTCCTATCGCGGCACACGTGGAAAACATTACGTTAGAGAACACTACAGCCGTGCGAACGGTCCGGCCTATGACGACTACATGAATCAGAAGCAGAGCTACAGAAGCGGCGGGAAAGATGAAGATTGCAAGCGGCGTATGCTTGCAGCTTTGGAAGAACATATGGACGAACTGACAGAAGAATTAGGCGAAATGTCCAAAGATGCCGACTGCCGGGAAGAAAGAGAAACCATGAAAAGGTATATTGAAAAGCTTCGTAATATGATGTAATAAATTGGCGGTGGGTAAAACCTACCGCCTTTAAAAAATGTGGGGACGATTATTTTTTTTGAATAAGGTAAAATGGGAGTAGGAATAAGCAGAAAGGGTGAAAACATGGTAAAAGACGGTTGGGTGTACTGCCCTATATGTAACAATAAAACTCGGACTAAAATCCGGCCTGATACAGTAGCGAAAAACCTTCCAGTATTTTGCCCTGTATGTAAGAATACATCCGTAATGAATATTGCAAAAGGTAAAGCAAGTGATTTAGATAAAAGTGGTTTATCACCTGCAACATAACTTTAGAGCCAGACGCCAGACGCAGAGCCAAACAGATTGCAATAGTTAATGGTGTTTTACCATTGCTATATAGCCTAATAATTTGTTTGGCTTTTTCTTATATTTGACCTCCATCCTATAGCACATGTCCTTAAAAGAAACAGGTTCTAGCGCATAGCGTGAACAGCCTGGAGGTTGAAAAGCGGATGCGATTTCCGGCATGTGCGTTTTTGGACAAGTCAAGTCCTACAAAATGGCAACCGTTGGTGGACGGTTACACACCTACAAATAACCTAATAACGGAAAAGGAGAATCATCAATGAAAACCGAAGAATTAAAAGCACAGGGATTGACAGAGGAACAGATATCTTTTGTCATGGCTGAAAATGGGAAAGACCTCAAAAAGTTGCAGAAAGAAAACGACAATCTGAGCGCGGACCGGGATACCTGGAAAGAAAAAGCAGAAGCGGCAGAAACAACGCTTAAAGGCTTTGAAGGGGTTGACCTGGAGACGATGCAGAAAGAGTTGTCTGACTGGAAACAGAAGGCTACAGAAGCCGAAAAAAAAGCCCAGGAACAGATTTATGAGCGTGATTTTGCGGACGCACTAAAAACAGAATTTGAAGGAATTGAATTTTCCAGTGAGGCAGCAAAACGGGCAATCATGGCAGAAGTGAAAGAGGCCGGATTGAAATTGAAAGATGGGAAAATATTGGGCTTAAATGACCTTATTTCTCAGATGAAAGAGAAAGATGCTTCGGCGTTTATTGATGAGGGACAACAAAAAGCACAGCAGAATGCAGCGCGGTTTACACAGCCTTTCCAGAGGCAGAATCAGAGCGGAGGAATAACGAAAGACCAGATTATGGGGATTAAGGATGCCTCCGAGCGGCAGTCCGCTATTGCTGCGAACATTCATTTATTTGGTAAAGGAGAGTAAAAATGTCAGCGAAAGCTAACTTGATTACAACAGAAGATATTCATGTAACGGCTCGGGAATTGGATTTTGTTACCCGGTTTGAAAGAAACTGGCAGCACCTGCGGGATATTCTGGGCATTATGCGCCCGATTAAAAAGCAACCCGGCGCTACGCTGAAAAGCAAGTACGCCGAGGGAACGCTGGAAAACGGAAAAGTAGGAGAAGGAGAGGACATCCCTTACAGCAAATTCGTAGTTAAGGAAAAGGAATACGCAGAAATGACTATCGAAAAATATGCGAAAGCCGTTTCCATCGAGGCAATCAAAGACCACGGATATGAAAATGCTGTGCAAATGACAGACGATGAATTTTTGTTTCAGCTTCAGTCGAATGTAACAGGGCGATTCTATACATATCTGAACACAGGCACACTTACTGGAACGGAAACTACATTCCAGATGGCCCTTGCTATGGCAAAAGGAATGGTAGAAAACAAATTCAAACAGATGCACCGTAATGTTACGGGGGTGGTTGGATTTGTGAATATTCTGGATGTATATCAGTACCTGGGTGCCGCTGAAATCACTGTGCAGAATCAGTTTGGTTTCCAGTATCTTAAAGATTTCATGGGATTCAATACAATCTTTCTGCTATCTGATTCTGAAATAGAAAGTGGAAAAGTAATAGCTACACCAGTGGAAAACATTGTAATGTACTATGTTGACCCAAATGAAAGCGATTTTTCACGGGCTGGTCTGGTATATACTACTGGGGACGGAGAGACAAACCTTATCGGATTCCATACCCAGGGTAATTACAATACCGCTGTTTCCGAAGCATTTGCAATCATGGGACTTACCTTGTTTGCAGAATATATTGACGGAATCGCAGTTGTTGATATTACTGATAATCCCGTTCTTGGAACACTGACGGTAACTTCTTCGGCCGGAAGCACATCAGGAAACACAAAATTAACCGTTGAACCTCCCCTCGAAACAGGACACATGTACAAGTACAAAGTGGCAGCTGATTCCGCTCCAGAAGTGAAATATGGGCAGAATGTAAAGACGTGGACAGCGTGGGACGGTAAATCTGATATCAAGGCAACGACCGGGAATCATATCACAGTAGTTGAGTGCGACAATACCTATAAGGCGTTGAAATCTGGAAATGACGATATAACGTCTCACTCTTAAAGAAAGGAGAATCCGGAATGGCATATGCAGACTATGAGTTTTATACAACAAAATATTACGGCAGTGCCATACCGGATTACCAATTATTTAATAAGCAAGCAGAGCGGGCAAGCGACTTTCTTGATATTGTAACTAGAGATAGGTTGGTTGACGGCCTCCCAGACAATGCACGAGCGCAAACCAAAATCAAGAAAGCCGTATGTGCCTTAGCTGATAAGCTGTATGGTTTGGAGCTGGCAGAAAAACAGGCGCTATCTGCCGCCGCTGGAAGTATAACCAGCGGGACCGGCGGCGCAACCACAGGTGTTATCACGTCAAAGTCATCCGGTTCCGAATCAATCAGCTATGCATCCCCGTCTGAAATAGCTAACGGAGCTAAAGCCTGGAGTACTGTATACTCTTCGGCAGGGGATGAACAGGCAACTAATAAGCTCTTGTATGATACTGCAAAGGTGTATCTGATGGGAGTAAGAGATAATAATGGCGTTCCATTGCTGTACGCCGGAATGGGGTAGATATGGATATAACGACATTGGGAACATGTGTGGCTATTGTGGCTTTAAGCTATGTGGTTGGTCTTGGATGCAAAGCGGCAAAGAAGATACCGGACGAATGGATTCCGGTCATTATGGCTGTAGTGGGTGGCGCTTTGGGCGCGCTTGGAATGGGAACCATACCAGACTTCCCGGCAACTGACTATATCACGGCTGTGGCGGTCGGTGCTGTGTCTGGTCTGGCAGCTACAGGCGTTAACCAGATGTATAAGCAGATGAATAAATAACGGAGGGGATACCTTATGTACAATGCCACGGTGACAGTTTTTAATTACTACGAATCATCCACAACTGGCGTTGGTATTTGGTATCCCCATGTATTATCAGGCGTTGACCTTAATACCGACAAAGGCGCAATACTAAAAAAGTATGGGGTAGACAGCACGGATAATGCCGAATTACACATAGCTTATGAATTACAGGATGGTAAACAAATAATCCGTGATGCTGACGGTAAAGAATTGCCGTGGCTTCCTCCAAAGGAGTGGAGGAGACAGGTAAATGACTTGTTGGACGATACCATTACTTTTGAAGCATCGGATGATTGTTTTTTCTGGGAAGGGGGATGGAATAGCGGCCCGGTCAATGATGAAGATTATCGTGGTGGGTTTTATGCTTATATGAACAACCGGTACGACTTCGTATATTTGGTATCTTCTGTTGGGGGTCCATACTCTGTGATTCCTCACTTTGAAATATTGGGGAAATAATATGGCAAGTAAAATAACACATTTTAAAGGATTCTCTATTGTTGATGGTGATATCAAAATCAAGCTTAATTTAACCCGGTTTGATAAGCAATTCCAGCGCGCGCAGTATCAACTTGATGGAAATGTGATGAATAGTATGGTCCCTTTTATGCCGATGGTCACAGGCGATTTTGTGGATGTTACCAGAGCAGCGAGCGCCGCAGTACAAGGGAGCGGAAAAGTATATGCCGCATATGGCCCTGCTGGTCTTTTTTTATACCGGGGTAAAACTATGGTTAGCGCTGTTACTGGTAGTACCTGGGCTACAAAGGGTACTAAAAAGGTATTGGTAAGCCAATATGGAGGAAAAACCAAAGCAAAAGAGGATTTACAGTATACCAAAACAGCGCATCCTAAGGCACAGGCTAAATGGTTTGATGCAGCCAAACAAGCAGACGGTAAATCATGGATAAAGCAAGCCAAGAAAACGGCTGGAGGTGGAAAGCGTGGGTGATGAACGAAAACCAATAGGAAAAGACGCAAGCGGATATGATGTGCTGACAATCGCTGTAAAGGCTTTGCTCAATCAATTCCCTGGCTTGTATGAAAATGAAACTGTTAAATTTGAAGAATTGGGTGAGGATAGTGGGATTGCATTTTCGGCAGATAATGGAGCCTTAATCTTTTCTGAGACTGAGGATGTACTGGGCGGAGTGCGACAGACCTGCCAGTATCCCTTCTATATTATATACCGTACATCCTCCACAAAAGAGCGGCAGAAGATGAGCATACAGGAATTTCTTGATACGTTCGGGAAGTGGCTATGTCGCGAGCCGGTTGTGATTGATGGGAGTGAGCAACGATTATCAAATTATCCCACATTATCTCAGGGAAGAAAGATAACCAAAGTTACCCGTGATAACTCATACGGACTGGAACCGCAGGAAAGTGGCGTGCAGGACTGGATACTTCCAGTATCTATAGAATATACATATGATTTTGAAAGATGGTAGAGCCAGACGCTAAGACGCAGAGCCTTGTGTGATGGCTCTATTTTTATTTGAAAGGAGAAAAACAGTGGCAACGTGGACTTATGCCGATGGAGAGGCAAAAAGAAAAGACTTTATGGTCTTTTGGATAACTGATGGAAGCACCACAAATATCGCAAAAGATAAACTTGAAATTATTGGAAAAGGCGTTGAGGATATGCCGATTTCGATGAATCCAGAGACGGAAGAAAGCCAGGATGTGCTTGGAAATAATAACTATGATATCACCGGATATGCGGAAAGCATGACAGTGGACCCGACCAATGTATCAGGCGAAAGTAAATATGCGCAAAAGATAGATACGCTCATGGAAGAAAGGGCAACTCTGTCAGATTTGCGGCTGAAATATCTTTGTGTAAAGCGATACAAAACCGACAGCACGGGAAAGATGCGTGCATGGGTGCAGGAGGGTGTTGTTGAGTTGGGAGACTTTGCAGGAGGACTGAAAGGCGTTTCCGCAGCTCATACGGTGCATTATGTAGGCGATAGGACTCTTGGCGCTGTAGACCCTACAACAATGGCTTTTACAGCTGATGGAGCAAGCCCTGCTTCATTGTCTGAATAAGGAGATTAAATCATGTCTAACATTCCGGTAAGTATTGAAAGCCCGGTTAAATACTACGATTTCACGGACCAGCATGGTGATGTGCTGGCAACTTTAAAGTTTGTTCCGACCGACCTTGACATATTTGAGCGGCAGCAGAATGTGTATAAAGCATTCGAGGATATGTGGATGGAATTAAAAGAGACTCTTGATAGCAAAAAGGAAGATGAACTGTCATTAGAGATAATCAATAAATATGCCAAGTCTCTTCAGGATAAATTTGATTATCTATTTAATGCGGACACTTCTGGCTTCTTCAAAATCGCCAGCCCATTCACACCAATGGAAACCGGCGACCCCTGGGCGCTGGTAATACTCGAAAGTGTTAAAAAAATCATAGAGCAGGAAACTGGTAAAAATTTTACGGAAATGGAAAGCAAGGCCGGGAAATATACACAACAGTATAATGCCGGTCCAGGAAAATACCCATTTCCTGTTAAATGAGTGCAGCGTGGTCCCTCCCATATTCTCTCTCTGTTAATGGGGTAAATTATGAAATTCGTGAGGACTTCCGGGCAATATTAGATATTTTATCAGCCTTTGCAGATGAAGAATTATCTGACCCAGAGAAAACACAAGCAATGCTTGAAATTCTTTACTGGCCCGTTATTCCGCCTCCGCAGGATTTAACAGAAGCGGCAGAAAAAGCATTATGGTTTATCGACTGTGGTGTGGTTCATGAAGATATTCCATTACCGCGTGTAATTGACTGGGAACAGGACGCAGGAATTATTTTCCCGGCGGTTAACAGGATTGCAGGGTTTGAAACACGCGGATTCCAGATAATCCATTGGTGGACTTTCTACGGATGGTTCATGGAAATTGGGGACGGATTGTTTTCTCAGGTCCTTTCTATCCGGCAAAAACTGTCAAAAGGGAAGCGCTTAGAAAAGTGGGAGCAGGAGTTTTTACAGAACAATAAAAAGCTATGTGAACTTGAAAAATCCACTGACAAATCTAAAGAAGAATTTGATTATTTTGCAGAGTTGCTAAAGTGAGGTGATATTTTTGGCAGCAGACGGAAGCGTGATTATTGATACAAAATTCAATACTGATGGTGTTGAAATTGGAGCCAAAGATATAGAAAACACTCTTAGAAAGTCTGCGGATGCAATTGGTTCGTATGATAAAAGTGTTCAAGATTATGTTGATAATTATGTTTCCAACATGGAAGCAGCAACTAAATCAAACAACGAATTCCGAAGAGAAATTGAAACCTTAAAAAAAAATCTCAAAGATTTGGAAGGCAAGGGCCTATACTTTGGCGATGAAGAATATGACAATATATATTTAAAGTTGCAGAAAGTACAACAAGCTCTTAAAGATTATAAAAAAGAATTAATAAGCCCTACACCCAATGCGCTCCCATTGGATATATCGACCCTTGAAGGACAGATTGATAAACTGGCATTTGATTTGCAACGGCTTAAAGACCGCGGGAAAACATTTGGAGATGAAACTTTTGATTCTACATATAAAGCATTTCAAAAAGCCAACCAGGAATTAAAAGATTACAAAAACCAGTTGGTTAAACCAGTACAAATCCCGGTAGACATTGATTCGATGCAGGGAAAAATCAACGCATTAAAATCACAGTTGGATGACCTTGGAAAACAGGGTAAGACATTTGGGGATGCAACATTTGATTCGACTTATCAAGCGTTTCAAAAGGCAAATGAAGAATTGAAGGCTTATAAAAGCCAGCTTGTTAAACCGGTTGAAATACCTGTGGATATATCTGCCGAAAGTATGCAAGGGCAGATTAATACTTTAAAGGCTCAGCTTGATACACTAAGTAAACAGGGCAGGACATTTGGTGATATAGAATATGACCAGACAGCCCTAGCGTTAAAACGTGCTGAACAGGCGTTAGTGGATTATAAAAACGAACTGTTTAAAACCGATGTGCAGCGAGAAAAGGAAGCAGAATCAGCTAGAAAACAAGCCGAACAGCAAGCAAAATTAAATCAGAAGCTTGAAGAAGCAAAACAAAAAGAGGCGGCTGCGGCTGTGGAATCTGCAAGGCTTGCAGAAATCGGACAAAATGCAAAGATATCCAATCCGCTTGTGGTAAAACTTAGGGAAGAAATCGAAAGGCTCACCTTACGTCAAAAGGATTTAGAAAAGGCAGGACTTAGACCAGGATATAAAGAGTATGATACTGTTACTGCAACGATAAAAAAACTAAATGCCGCATTGACCAAATATACAACCGGAACTAAAAAAGCAGGAAAAGAAACTAAAAAGTTAAATACGGGTTTGAAAAATACCGAAAAATCATCCAGAGGCGCAAGGATGGGAATAGGTCGTATGCTTGCAACCTCTATCCTGTTTAGTACCGTATTCCGTGCAATATCAGCAGTAACAGGCGGCCTTAAGGAAGGCATGGATAATCTGTCCCAGTATTCAGATGATACCAATAAAGCGTTATCCATGCTGATGTCCAGTATGACCCAGCTTAAAAACTCTTTTGGCACAGCCTTTTCCCCGTTGGTGGAATACGCAGCTCCGGCCCTGGCACAGTTTATCAATTTGTTATCCCAGGCCGTCACCTGGACGGCGCAACTGCTGGCGGCATTAACTGGTAAGGATACATTTGTCAAGGCGGTTAAGGTCCAGCAGGATTACGCGGATAGTCTGGATAAGACCAAAGACGAAACCAAGGATGCAGCCAAAGAAACAGAAAAGGCATTAGCACCATTTGATAAGCTGATACAGATAACAACGGGAAAGAAAAAAAGCGAAGATAAGAACGAGCTTAAACCAGAGGATATGTTTACCACGGAAGAAGTATCCAATGATATTAAGCTACAGGCAGAGGCTATAAAGGATACGCTTGGGAAACTGTTCGACCCGCTTAAGGAATCGTGGCTTGAAAATGGCCCACAGGTAATGAGTTCATTGCAAAATACATTTTCTGCTATTAAACAGCTTGCAAGTGATGTAGGCGCATCGTTTATGCAGGTGTGGAATGTAGAGGGATATGGGAAAGCAATCACAGATGATTTACTAATTACTTTTGCAAATCTGGTTGATACAGTTGGTAATCTAGTTACAAACTTTGATAAGGCGTGGGTATCTGGCGATACTGGAACAAACATTTTAAGGCACCTTGGGGATATTATTCTTGAAATAACAGGATTTTTCCGTCAAGCATCAGAAAGTTTAAAAGAATGGTCTGCGGATTTGGATTTTTCACCTTTGCTGGAAAGCTTTGACAGGATTTTGATTGCTGTAAAACCTATTGTATCAGATGTTGGAAACTTGATATTGTGGTTTCTTAACAATGTACTACTTCCAATCGCAAAATGGGGAGTAGAGCAAGCGTTGCCAACTGTATTTGATTTAATTGCAGCAGCCCTGAAAGCAATACATAGTGTGATTGATGCACTGAAGCCATTGGGAATATGGTTATGGGAAGAATTTTTACAGCCATTAGGAGAGTGGACCGGGGCAGTTATCATAGCTGCATTAGAAAAAGTCGTAGAATGGTTGACTAAATTTTCGGATTGGGTAAGTCAAAACCAGACATTAGTGGAAAATATTACAGTTGCGGTAGTAGCGTTTTTTGCAGCTTGGAAATTTATTGAATTTGTAAGTGGAATTGTAAAGATGATATCAATGATACAATCGTTATCAGCAATTTTAGCAATTTTAGGCATTGATTTAGCAGCAATAATTTCCAAATTGGCATTAGGTGCTTTAAAGTTCGGAGCATTAACAGCAGCTATAGCCGGTGTTATTGCAGTTATTGCGATTTTAGCAAAAAACTGGAACAACATGTCACCTACAGAAAGGGTTATATCAAGTATACTGGCAGCGGCTTCGGCAGTAGGAATCTTGGCGGTTGCTTTGGGCGCTTTGGCTGGTGGTGTAGGCGCTGGTGTTGTAGCTGCTTCATTGGCCGCTGGAATAGCTGCTGCTACAATAGCAATTAATGCTGGTAAGCGTGCTGCATCTGCCGGATATTCTGGTGGGTATGGAGGAAGAAGTGCCTACCCCATGTCTGCCTATGCAGCAGTCCCCTATAAAATGCCAATGCTTGCAACGGGAACAGTAGTACCACCACGGGCCGGAATGTTTGCTGCTATCTTGGGAGATAACAACCGTGAAACAGAAGTTGTGTCTCCGCTATCAACTATGAAGCAAGCTCTTAAGGAAGCACTGGCAGAAAGCAATATATCAAGCGGAAACCAGATTGCTAAAGCGGAGCTAATACTTGATGGTACAAGATTTGGTCAGCTTGTAGTCAAATTCGGAAACAACGAAAAGAATCGTGTGGGTGTAAGAATGGTTACGGAGGGAAGCGTATAGTGGCACAGAATGGGAACGGAGTATTTACCATAGACGGAGTTAATCTCCGTCTATGGGTAAAATCCTTAAAGCGAAATTTTTCGGTCGCAGATAGTGAAAATTCTGGACGTTTGCAATCTTACCGGATGCACCGGGATATCATTGGTACATTTTATAATTACACCCTCGATATTGATGCAGAAAGAAGTAACCCAGCTGACTATGATACATTTTATGAAATTATCTCCGCTCCGGTCGAGTCTCATAATATGGTATTTCCATATGGTCAAGCTACCAAGGAATTTGAAGCATACATAACGAGCGGGGATGATGATTTAAAAATCAACAAGAACGGAAAAGAAGGCGAGCGTAACCATTGGACCGGGTTATCTATTACCTTTACCGCTATGGAGCCGCAGAGGAGGCCGTGATGTGTTTTTAAAGCAATCCATATTATCTGATGCAGAACAGAATACTGAGGGATTAAAGATTGTTTATGATGACTTGGCCCCTTATGCCAAAGAAAATAGTACAGCATCCATTACAAGACCTGGATTAAGACCAAGAATAGGGCTTCATCCAGGCCCTGGTTTACATCCGCGTGGGACAATAACAGAGCAAGAATTTCCAGAATTAAAGCGAGATGATATTTCTTATCCTGGATATGCTCTATGCTTTCCGCGGTTTTCTCTGCTGAATGGAAAGTATATCAATTTTCCAGATAATCCGCTTCCGTATGGATATATAAGCCCAGAAGTATCAAATGAACAAGGATTGTTCGGATATGTTAAGCAAAGCCAAGGACTTAAACCCCAAATAGGTTTGCATCCAGGAATGTTTTTATATCCTAAATCAACAACTGAAAAGTTAATTGAATCCCCCATGCTGACAGTAACCTTTAATCAAAAATTCACCAGTGTAGGACTGCTTTTTACTTTTAATATGATGTCTGGAGATTATTGCACACGAATGAGAGTAAAGTGGTACGCGGATAATAACCTATTGTCAGATATGGAGTTTTCCCCGGATTCAGTTCGATATTTTTGTAATAACTATGTGAGAGGATATAACAAACTGGAAATCACGTTTTTGCAGACATCAAAACCCATAAGGCCAGTATTTGTTACCAGAATAGATTATGGAATATACCGTGATTTTCTGGACAACGAATTATTGGAAAGAAACTGTTTGCAAGAAATCAATGCAATATCAGAAAGCATAAGTATTAACACCTTGAATTTCACGGTCAGGACAACATCCGATATACCGTTTGATTTACAGAAAAAGCAGAAACTTACTTTATATTTCAACGGTGAGTTGATAGGAAATTTTTATCTTAAAAACGGTGCCAGGAAAAACAAAACGGATTACCATATGGACGCGCATGATGCAGTGGGGGTATTGGATGGTAATGAATTTGCTGGAGGAATATATACAGGCCAGCCGGTTTCTGAAGTATTAGATAAAATATTTGAGAATGAAGATTTTAATTATTTGTTGGATGAATCATTTTCGGATATTCCGCTTTATGGTTACATACCGTATACCACAAAGAGAAACGCATTAGTATATATATGCTTTGCTATTGGAGCTATTGCAGATACAAGCAATTATGACGGAATTGTTATCTATCCGCAAGAAAATGATTTGAGTGGTGAATTTTTGAATGATGAAGTATTTTCTGGTGTTACATTGGAGCATTCTGATATTGTCACCGGAATCCGGTTAACAGTTCATGCATATCAAAAATCGGATGAGGCACAAGAACTATATAATGATACATTGAATGGAACAGCAGAGGTTATTTTTAGTGAGCCTTATCATGGTCTGGAGATAACTGGCGGCACCATTGGTCAGTTTGGTGATAACTATGCTTACATAACCGGAACCGGTGGAAATGTAATATTAACCGGAAAGAAATACAACCATCTTACCACATCAATCCTTAAAGAGAATCCCGATATTGTGTTTAACAAAAATATTCGCGAAGTAACAGATGCAACGTTGGTGCACAATGGTAATGCTCAGCAAGTGCTTGAACGTGTATATGCATATTACCAGCGCGCAGAAAATGTGGTGGGGGATGTACTTATAGGAAATAAAAAACTAGGACAAAAGGTTAGGATTGATACAGATTATGATGGATACCGCACCGGTATTATTGAGAGCTACAATTACAGCTTTTCTCCCAACGAAATTAAGGCAGAGGTAAAAATACATGAGTAAGTATTTAGAATCTCTTATTTTTGACCGTACGCAGTCAGACATAATAGAATTAACTGACAAAGCTTACATTGATTATAAAGACCTAAACCGAATCGAACAGGCGATTAAATGGGTATCTTATGTTCTCAACCAGTATGGATATAGAAATACGACAAACAACAAGCTGAATTGGAAACCTGAGGACCATAGGACGGATAAAGAAATGGAACGTCTAAGAAAAAATATAGCTGCAATAAGAAACGCGTACTATACAGGTGATAGCACTCCCCTTACCCCAGATAAGATAACATACACATCAATTTATCAGGCCAATGCCATAGAAAAAATCATTTATGATTTAGGTAATTTGATTGAAAAGTCCTATCCGGGTCCTCAATATTTGTCGTTTAAATTGGGAACCAAAGTTATAGGAAACAGAGGTATTATTCTATGAATTTAAAAACAAATTTTAAAAATGACAAATTTTCTGGATTACGAAAATATAAGATGACCACAGATGCGTCAACCGGCCTAACAACGCTTGAAGATAAAACAGAGTATCAAGAAATCGGAGACATTTTTTCGGCTGCTGACATTAACGAAACCAATAAGGCTGTATTACAAAACAACTCAGAAATCCAAGATATCAAAGGTATAAAAAGGATTATGGTCCCTTCGGCAAATTGGAGCACCTCTGTCCCATATTCTCAGACAGTGGGTGTTCCGGGAGCAAAAGAGAACATAGGGCTTATTATTGGTGGTCCATATTTAGGGGATAAACCAAGCGCAAGCGTAGCCAGAGAGAGAAAAAAGGCTTTTGGATATGTCGATAGTGCTGAGAGTGGAAATGGAATTGTCACACTATATTGCTATGGCTCTAAACCATCAACTGATTTTCAAATTCTTGTAAAAGGGGCAGGAAACTAGTATGGCAGAATGTATACTATATAACGGCGGTATGTTTAATAATGATTATCTTACTGCGAAACCAGAAGATGTCAAATATGGACAGACTTTTATTGGTGCAGGAACAGAAAATACACAAGAAGGAACTATGCCTACTTATTACAATGTGGAACATGATTTTCCCATTAACGGAAAGTTTTCTATTCCAGAAGGGTATTTTGTTTCAATAACATTAAAACAAGATATTCCAACATTGGGAGCACAATACGTTGACCCTTCCATCAATGGAACAACGGCTGGAGTTAAAGGAACATATATGACCGGCAATGTTTTTATTGGTGGTATATCGGGGATTTCAAGCGCTGTGATAAAAAAGGGAGTTAAAATAGGTCCATATATTGGGACATTTGAGGGATGGGTTGATTAAAAATGGCTGATTGCATAATTAAAAAGAATGGAGCTAATGCAGATACAAGTGATTTAACTGCCCTTCAATCGAGCGTAAAGGCAGGAAAAATATTTTTAGGTCGTGGAAGCGATGATGAACAAATTGGAACAATGCCGATTATACAACCTGAAAAGCATGAACTACAATTAAATCAGACGTTATCTTTAGGAGAAGGGTTTTATGAAGCTGGTAGTACAGTAACACAAAATATACCTACACTAGGTAATCAGTACGTTGTTCCAAGCGCGGATTTGCAAACAGTAGATACAGCTGGTAAATATATGTCAGGCGATGTTTTTGTTGAAAGACTACCGAATCTTATTGCATCAAATATAAAAAAGAATGTAGTCATTAGGGTAGGAGATACAACTATTGTAGGAACTTACGAAGGATATGAAAATGACGACCCATATACGCCATATTACAATGGTGTGTTTGCTCCAGGACAATCAATAAGCTCGTTTCCTTCCTTTGGGCGCAAAGGAGGAGCGTACTACAAAGGGGACGTGACATTTGGGCGGGATAACATTCATCTTGAGAATCCCCTTAGCACAGATTATGTAACAACAGCAATTGTATTTAATGTTCCTCTCAATTTTGATAATATCAATCGAATAACGTTAAAATATTCCCTCGCCAATGCATCTGGTGGTTGTGAAATGGTGCTGGCTACTGGATATGTTAGTGATTATATATATATGAGAGATTCTAGTGGCTCTGGAAAGGATTATAATGATGGACTAGGAGATTATTGGAGGAGAGAAATACCAAATACATCAGGCAATTTAAAAACGAATAGTTTTGATGTATCCAATATTACTGGAACACGATTTATATATATATCACTTTTTATGCGCACTACAGCAAGTACATCAGTTGTCAATATGACATTAAGGGAATTAAAATGCAGCATATAGGAGGAGAGCATGGCAATAAATGATTTAGAAAAAATGGACAACTATAATCCAACTAATTATGTAAATAATTCTGAACCGGATATTGATGCTGAACATCTTAATAAAACAGAAAATAAACTGGAAGAAACTGTTGAAAAAGCTAATGAAATAATTGATACACTAAAAGCATTAATTTCAACCGTTCAAACAAATTCACAAACCACAGTTCCGTCATCTTCGCTGGTCTATTCGATGCAGCAAGCAATCACAAAAAATACGGATGATATTGCTACTGCAAATAGCAATTTAGCAAAAACCAATGCAAAGGTGACTTTAAACGGCGTCAAGAACATTAATGGTTTTACAGCCGTGTATTCTGACCGAACTGACCGGGCATTTCAGCTATATTATGATAACGGTGAGATTGCGTCAATCGCATTTAACAACACCGGCATTTGGTATGATTTTTATGACGGTCAAAAATGGAAACAGGTTTGGAAATTTAATAAGCCGACATAATTTGATTATTTGGTCCAGGATGGTTTCCACGCACCATTCTCACGATAGAAGAACTGCATTGTACCATCCGTGGTGCTAATATTAAGTGCATAGCCAAATTCTCTATTCACTCCGGTCAACCACTGGATTATAACATTATTACCGTCAATACCAATTGCAAATCCAGTGACATTGACCATGACAATTGAATTTTTCAAATCGTTAAAATCACTGGTGTTGGTTTTCTTTGATAAATTGCTATTTGCTATATAAAAACCATATCCACGAAAGGAGTCAAATGAACCAATTAAAATTATCAAACAACACAAAATACGACTTAATAACAAACGGGGTGGAAGAATCAGGAGATTACCTAACCCTTTCGTTTCTTCCCGGCCTAGACAGTTTTGAAACAGTAGAAGTAGAATTCAATGCGACAAACACAGAAAAAATTTACATACTTGGTTTGAATGGTCAGCCGATGGAAGTAAAAACAGGATTTACCCGGTTGGTGGAGATGCAAAAGAAAATGGATTATGTCATATCCTCTGAAACAGTAAATACCGGAACTGAGGAAGAGCCAAATTACGAAACCAATGAAGTGAAGGAAACCATTATGATTGCAAAGCTTCGGAGGCCGGATATTAGAGATACAGTACAGACCTTGCAAGATACAGTGGATGCAATGATTTTAAGTCAACTGGAGGTGTAATATGTATACAACATTAAAAAGGTTATATAACAATGGAAAAGGACCATTAACCGTTGATGAGCTTAACCGGGCTGTATTACTTGGATGGATTACAGAGCAGCAGAAAAACAGTATAATTGGAGGATGATTATGAGAGATATCACATTGTGTCATCCACGCTTGCAGCTTTTAGCAGGTCAGTTGGTGGATGAATGTAATAAACAAGGATTAAAAATTAAGATAGGAGAGACACTGCGGACTGTGGCAGAGCAGGATGCTTTATATGCTCAGGGCAGGACTAAACCGGGTAACATTGTAACTAATGCTGCCGGCAGCAGTTACAGCTCTTATCATCAGTGGGGAACTGCTTTTGATATATTCCGCAATGATGGAACTGGGGCCTATAATGAAATTGGTGGATTTTTTAACCGTGTAGGTGCTATCGGTGTATCTTTGGGACTTGAATGGGGTGGAAATTGGAAGTCTCCTGTGGACAAGCCACATTTCCAATTGCCGGATTGGGGAAGCAGCACATCTGGAATCAAGAAACTATATCGCACCCCGGATGAATTTATGAAAACCTGGGTGACAGAGGGACGCACTGGCTGGATTAAGGATAATAACGGCTGGTGGTACCGCAGACCAGATGGAACTTACCCGGCTAATAAGTGGTGTGTCATAAATCACCATTGGTATCTGTTTAACAAAGACGGATATGCTTGCACCAGCTGGCACCGCTGGAATGGTAGCGTATGTGACCCGGATGATGGTTCGGGGGATTGGTATTACTTTGACCCTACACCAAACGGTCCATTGGAGGGGGCGTGCTGGCATAGTCAGGATAATGGGGCGCAGAATATCTGGTACATAGAGGACTCTAATTCAATATAAAAGCGCCAGATTTTTACACTGACGCTTCTATAAATATTATACCATCTTCGGAAATATGCAACACGAAATGCAACACGGAGCCTATAAACCGCATAAAACCGTTATATTTTACGGGTCCGATTCCCGTCAGCAGCTTTTCCATAAAACCTTGTAGATACGGGAAAAACAACGTATTTACAAGGTTTTTTCATGTTTTTAAACATCACTTCCTCTGCTTATCACGGAGGAATATACTATAATTTTTATGATATATGCAACACGATGCAACACGAAAAATATGCCGTTTTATTACATACTGTTCAATTTTTCAAAGTGCTTATTAATTTTTTTATTTTGCCGGACGGTTTCAGAGTCAATTGCATTTCTGTATACGGTTTTCATAATATTATCGCTGGCCCATCCTCCCCGCTGCAAAATATATTGGTCCGGTATCCCTATAGCGTGCATAATGGATGCGGCATAATGCCGTAGGTCGTGAAAGCGGAAATGGGGTATGTCAATCTTTTTGAGTACTCGCCCGAATCGGTGTGTGATGTAATCCGGGTTCATATCAACCAGCTTTCCTTTTTTTTCAGATATCCGGTCAATTACAAATGCTGGCATTTCTACATCCCGTGTACTATCATCCGTCTTTGGCTGTTTGATGTACCATTGATTGTCTGGCCCCTTGACCATATTATCTCTTACATGGATAATTTTTCCATCCACGTCCTTATCGGTTAGAGCGCTTATCTCCCCTCTCCTAAGTGGACCAAACGCAGCCAGTAATACAGCTATCTCCAAATCAGTGCCTTTAATAGCGTCCAGCAACTTTTTAATATCATTGTCATTTGGGCAATATAAGTTAGGACGTTTTTTCTGCGGCAGTTTAACGTTTAAAGTTAATTCGGGTGCAAACATTTCCAGCGTTGGAGATAACAGACCATAGGCATTTCTCACCGTCTTTGGAGATAATTTTTTTGCAGCTAAATTACTTACCCATATTTGTACAGCTGGACTTGTCAGTTCAGAAAGCTTTTTTTGGCCAAATGCGCCGCCGAAATACTGTCTTTGTAGACCAGTGTACCCTCTAAGCGTAGAAGGGCTTAAAACACCGCTCTTGGCGCTTAAATAGCGTTCAATAGCATCATTAACTGTAATATCTTCTTCGTCCTCTTCCGGTACGTTGTATTGTTCTATGGGCTTGTCCTTCATATCTAATTTCCATCTAGCTGCCATTTCTTGTGCGATTTTTCGTGATGGGGCAACAAAACTTTTGTAATGTCGTTTACCTTTTTCATCCGTATATAAGTATAATTGTACGCGGATATTTTTGGATGGTAGTTCTCCTTTTTTCTTTTTCGGGGCTTTTGTAGTCATTTCTCTTTCCTCCTTCAATTGATTTTCCTAAAAATAGGTATAAAAAATACAGCTCCGCAAATATCTTGCAAAGCCGCCCCGAAGATGGTACAATATAGGTGCGAATTATAGTGCATATCTTCGGATATGTAGGCCGGTTCCTGTTGACGCAGGGGCCGGTTTTTACTTATTTCAAACCAAATTGGGCTTTTGAAGTCAATTTTCCATTTGTAAAATACATCGTTGCATTAGCTCCTGATGAATCATCTCCATACCATATGTATGCGGTAGAATTAATGTCTAAAATATTAGTTTCTGCCATAGGTTCTCCTTCTCCACCAATTATATTTACACATTCTTGGTATGTCATTCCAGTAGTACATTGATTATATTCATTCAGTGTTATGTGATAACTGTAAGTGCGTGGCCATGATGAAAATATCCCAATGCCCCATAAAGTTATAAATAAAACCGTAAGTATAATTCGCATTGATTTTGTGCCTTTTTTGTAATACCACATTAAAAACAAACCTAAAGGCATACAACAAATAAAAAGCATTAGAAGATAAAACCAATCCTTTTGATAGAATTTATAATCTTCAGTAGAATGTTCAATAATTTCTAATTCTGGATTATTTTCTTGTATTAGTTCAATAGTTCTTCTTATTTTATCATTTGCTTTATGATTAAAGTCAAAACGTTTTACATTATTTGAATCATAAACAAAATCCAGATATCCACCACCTACGCCAATTTGAAAATAGCAATACTCAATTTTTTTTAAATCTGAGTAAGAAATTTTTGTAGAATTTCCAAACAAGTCTATAATTTTAGAATCCTTTTTTCCTACAAATAACTCTTGCGAAGCGCCCTTAATGCTCATGAACATCCTCCGTAATGTGCATCAGACTCAATATCTTGTACATCATCTTTTTCAAAATCATTTCCCTCTAAGTGCCTCATAACATGCCAGAACCTCTGTCTTTGAGATTCTCTGGTTGCATTTTTATCTAAAAATATAGTAACGGTTCCATCCTCATTAGGCGTTACGGCTTCATGTACTTTTCCAGATGGAAAGCTAATCAATTGGACGTTGTAGTCAATCGACATTGCCTCGTTCCTTTCTTTTCAAAGCTAAAAGCATACTATGAACAGTTTCTAAATCTTCCGGCTCTGCATCTTTAGCAGCATCAAATAATAATCTCAACTCCTTATTTTCAAAAATATCCTGGGCAATAGCAGCAGTTTCCTCATTGATGTAATATTTATTTCGTTCTTTTACCTCCTTATCATAAAAATCAGTTATTGGAATATTAAAGTAATCTGATATCTTTTTGACTCTTTCCATACTGGGTTTACTTGTTTCTATTTTGCATAAAGACCCCTTAGCAAACCCTAAAGCCTTTTCGGCTCCAGTGACAGTTACTCCCTTTTCCTTACATAATCTTTTGATATCTTGATAAGTAATCACGTATATTCGTCCTTTCTAATAAAAGTTGAAAAAAATACGCAAATACTATTGACATATTGAAAATATAACGTATAATATAATTATGACGTTGAAAAAAATACGCAAAGACAATATGCCGTTGAAAATAGTATTTAGTTTGTTTGTGGTAATTCAAATTATAGAATATTTTCAACCTGTCTCTTATACACATCTCCGAGCCCACGAGACTACGCTGCATCTC